TTAATTACCATTTAATCTGTGTTCAGGTTCTTTGGTTTTCGATGCGGTGGGTATTTGCTCTTTGGAGGTGGCAATACCACTATTATTTTTGCTCTCGCTTTGATTAATGGGTAAGACTTTACTCAACGATTTTGAAACTTGTGCAACCTCTTTTATCTGCTGAATGATGTCCGGAACATGACTAACATCAGCTTTGCTATTATCTACAGGGCCATAAAAGAACTTAACTAAATCAGATTTTAGTTTGTTTTTCATCTCTGGAGGTACATCATCAAGATAAGCGCCTATAGACCCCAATTGAACTCCTCGGTTTCTATAGATTAACTCTTGCTTCCGATGATAAGCCGACTCTTTGAGCATATATACCGAAGGGGAACTAAACAATAAAATGGTTAAAAAGCGGAGGAAATACCCTGAAAAATCAGGTGGTAGTGTAAATTTTAATCCGAAGGATGTCGCACTCGAATCTAATGAAACAAAAAATACAAAGAATGCTATCATTGGTAGAGCCATAAATCTAAGGCCACTCTTTCTTAACTTATCCGCTTCAGTACGTTGTTCATCAGCATGTGCGATATCTGACTTAGCACGACGAAACTCACTCAAAGAACCAAGAACTTGTGTTAGTTTTTCTTTTTGGTTTGCAAATGTACGGACTTCTTTTTTAATCGCGGATTCTAACTTGGAGTTTAAACCCTCTAGCTGAGACTCAAACTCTTGCTTACTTGAGTTAAGTGCTCGAGTGTAATCGTTCTGTAAGGTTTCAAACAAGTGAATCTTATCTTGAAGCTTAGAGTCTATATTATGGTTAACATCAACAGTAATCGAATTTAACTGGCTAATTGCTTTATTCTTTACATCCGAAATTTCAGCCTTAGTACTATTAACTAATTCAAGATTCGAGATTTCTAAAGAAGATAGAGAATCCTTCAACATTGAGTTCTCATCACGAAGATCAGAAACCAACTGTAACGTGTGTGTCAGTTGTCTATTCAATTCGATAAGAGACGATGGAGCTAGATACATAGCATATGAACGAGTTAAGTCTAGGCTTTCAGCAACCAGTTCCTCAATGTGTTCCCACTCTGTTACTTTAAAATTCTCTATTTCTTCTATTGACTCATCCGGGTCAAAATCAAGGTTATTCCATAGTTTCAAAGAAAGCAGTGTAGTTTCCAACTTTCTAAGCATGCCAAGAAGAGTTAACTTATCATGTTTATGCTCAGCATTAATGAAACTTCTTAGAGCTGGAATTAGGTCATCTACATATTCTCTCAATGCCTCAAGTGCGGAACTTTCTTGATCTTCTGGAATATTAAACTTATTGAAAGATTCAATAAGAATTTCGTAACTTTTATCTAACAAATATGTTGATGTGACGCCTGTATACTTCGCCATTTAAAGTACCTAAAATTCAATAAATTATTCTATTTATACATATTCTATATGACAAAAACAATTAAACAATTATGTCTCTAGTGCAGAGCAAAGCTTTAAGAATTGTGGTATTTACCCCCGTAATACAGATTCGGGGGTTTGCTCCGCTTTTAGGTCCCTCCCGCAAAGCGGGCCCCTCCCAAAATGCTCGCAATACCGCGCACGTAATAAAAAAGGGCTCGTATAGAGCCCCATGATTAAGTTCGGTGTGGAAGTGCCAAGGTTTGGTGTCCTACATGTTCCGCTTCCTCGGTCTACGCAGACTGCGCTAGCTTCGACACTGTGGCGAGCGGTCTAGATATGGACAGGCATGTTTTGCTGCAATATGTCTGACGGCTTTTCTCTTTGACCGCACGTGAAGATCCTTTCTGTTTCTTCCCAAGTCACTCGATATACGCAGTCGCTCAACACCTCGAACTGATACCCAATCTTTACCAAGTCCAGATGATCGAAACTGAATAGCTTGTCGCGACCATCGTACACATCGATGTATATCTTGTAGAACGTCAGGTCACGGTCGAGTTCGGCAGCATACTTCAGCCGTTTGGCGTAGGCGATTTGCTTTGCGTATCCGGTGATATAGAAGTCGTAATCTTCCAAAGGCCCGAACCCTGATGCTTTCTTTTTCTTCCTCGCTTTGGTTTCTGCCGTATCTACCGTTGGCGTTCCGTCAGGCAGCTGCGCTTGTATTGGTTGTGGTGGTTTAACGGGGTCGGGCGGTTGCTCTGACTCTGGCCACCAAGCCCAGATATTGAAAACTAACCCAAGCGATAACAGCACCACCGTTCCGACGACAGGCCAACGCTTCCAGAACGGGCGAATGTCTTTTGCTTCGGCTTCCTGCACTTGCTTGTTGGATTGCGAATGACTCTTATAGAACGGGAAGTACTCTGACTTATAAAATCGGGTAGAGGTGTTCACCACTTCACCGGCACAACCATCTTGCACTTTCTTGGTGTAAGAACTGGTTGAACCCATGGCCGTGTTCTTTGTGCATCGGTAGGTCACTTCAATCATGTCCTTAATGTCTCGATGCACTTTGCGGATGTTCTGTGTAAGCAAGATGATATCGACACCGTAGTGACGGTGTATTGAGTACCATTCTAGAATCGGCGCGGCCAAGCCTCGACTTGGCAAGCTCATGTGCGCCTCATCGACCACATAAAGTGGTCCTTGTCCTTTTTCATTGCGCCATTCGTCCGAGTAGTCTTCAATCTGGCTGAACGGGCGCGAGGTTGAACCGAAATCCGTTAAACGGCCATCCACGATTTTGATGAGTTCTCGAACGTCTTCACCAAACACCTTAACGAACCAATCAATGTTTAAGGTGATATTGGTGATGACTTTGCGGCCATCCTTAATGGCCGGAATAATGTGGTAGGCAACAGCCTCATAGGTTTTACCGCCACCTGGTCTTCCTGCTATGGCGTATATCATGAACCTAACCTCGTAAACGGAATCAATTGCAGCATCAAACGCACCGTAATGGCGGCCAGAATGATGGACAGACATTGAGGCACACCGACCGCCGCCATAACCCAAGCCACCGTAGGTGGAATACTGGTCATGTACTGGCTCATATCGACCGGAGCGAATAGGGAGAACACACCAGAGAGCAACAGATTCACCATTGCCATGATTTGCTCAACCGCCCAAAAGAACAGGTCTTTGAGCATGTTGACCAGCGAGATTAAAAGCTGATAGAGGAACACCAACAGCTTGTTAAATAAATCGACTAACCATTCCATATTAACCTCCGAAGATGATACGACGCGCCGCAAAAACTGACGTCATGATGAGCACCGCACGAATAAAACCGAACACCCAGTCAAAGCTGATTTGCTCCTCAAAACTGAAGTCACCGAAGAACGGCACAGGGAGCACGAAAGAAGGGCGCTTGGCACTGGATAAGTCGAGGTCACCAAACGAGCTGACAAAGTTGTCGATGGTGTTGTGTTTGAGATTGTCTAACTGCCCAGACACCAAACCACCTAAGCCATCGGGATAGGCCGACTCATAAAAACCTGTACAGGTTTGAGATTCGATGCACGTCCCGCCCGTACCTGCGCCAGACGTGTCCGTGTTGGCAATGCCTTCTAAGATGTCGGAAATGCCGGAAACATCCTCCGCGATACCATCCATTGCCCCTGCAATTTTCTCTACATCATCACCCACACCATTAATGGCATTGGTGTTCTTGTTCACGGCCGTGGTGATGTCAGCATTCGCTTGTTGGATAAGGGCCTTAGTGTTTTCGTAAATCTTGTTGTCGTTGATTTGCTGCTTTTGAATGGCTTGCGTATTGGTGACCATCGACGCATTCAATGCAATGATTTGGTTTTGAACGTCAGCACTGGCTTGATTGATGTCGATGTTCATATCATTTAGCGCCTTGTTGACATCTGAGTTCAAGCCTTTAATCGCATTCAATACTGCCATGTCTGTTGAATCATCAGTATCAGGGGCTTCAACATCCGGCTTTTTCTCAGTATCCGGTGGATTCACCGTATTGGTTGAGCCATCAGGTAATACGCTAGGGTCTTCGATGTCGCCTGTTGGGTCGTCAGGGTCATGAATTGGGTCATCAGGAATGATAGGAGTATCAGGGCCATCTTTACCCCAGAAGAGTGTGCCACCTTCACACTGATTGCCCGTAAACTGGAAGTTACCGTGACATAATGTGTTTTGAGTCCATTGACCAGACTCGACATCCGTACAAAGCGTAGTATCACTGGGAACGCGGCCTAGTTCGCAACGGGTTGCCCCAAAGTCGCCATAGCATGCCCCAGTGACTTGTTCACCGTAGACGTACGCAACCCATTGAAGCAGCTTGGTTTCATCAATGGATTTTTTGAACTGGCAAGCGTCCATACAGGTGCCATCAGGGTTTTCACCATACTCACATGCAGGAACGATGGGTTCACATGAGACGACGTACCCGTCTTCTACTTTTTCATGGTCGGGAGGACATTGAGCTGAATTTTGAAAGAATCCTGCTGCACGATAAAGAGGCCAAGAAGCACTGGTTGTGTGACACATGATATCTACAACGTATTTGCCATGCCTCAAATAACAGGACTTAGTAGAAAAATCTTTGTAGTTAACAAACTTGTTTTCATAACAAGAGACATAAGAGGCAGGGTTAACTCTCATACCCAATAGCAACTTACAATCGGGATAAGCTGAAACGTCTGAAACCTTAAATGTTGGTTGAGCCGCGCTTGCATTAAGTGATAAGAACAAGCACGAAAACAGAAGTAAAAAGAGTGATTTATTCACGTTTTCACCATTAAAAAAGGGGACCGAAGCCCCCTTATCCTCTAAAGTTTTGGCTGGCCACGTATCCGGCAATGCCACCCAAAAGCACAAAGACGATGAGTTGGACATCGTGGAGAACGGCCAACATAAACTTAAGCCTTGTTCACAGCACGCTTAGCAAGAGTGATGGATTTGTAAGCCATAGTAATGCCGACAATCACCAGACCTGCCGCGCCGATTTTGGTTGCCACACCAGATAAGTCGATAGCGGAAAACGGGTCAGCAGCACCACCTTCCGCCGCCATAGCAGGGACAGAAAGCACCGCAACAGTGACGGTTGCTACCGCTTGTTTACCGAACTTTTTAAGCGCGTTTAGACGTTTCATAACAGATTCCTCAAAGTAGTTTTATTAAACGTATTGCCATTTTGATGGCGTAAGTTGAGAGATATCCGCCAACGAACACCAAGGTGAAACCCAAGCTGAACGCTTGAGATATCTCTCCTGGAGTCAGCTGTGTGTAGCTCATTAACGTGTCATATTCTTGAGCCGTCACCATGACATAACCACTGCATGAAGCCGCTTCAATGTCAGGAACGACAGCGAGAAAACCGTCCGCGTTAGGTAGCGCACACACAGGCATAACGAAATTCCTTATTTAGCCTTTAGCGAGGCTTCAAAATGTTTCTTGATGTCGTCATCCACAGGGATGAGTTCCGTAACGATGGCACCCGCCAATGGGTCTTCTGGGTTAATCTCCAAACGCAACTGGTATTCACGGCGAGGAACGAGAGCACCAGTGCGCTCAAGTAATAGGGCGTATTGATGATCAATCATCAAAGGTTGATCCCATTGGGGATTCACATCACCCGATTCACCGATAGTGCGGCGTTTGAATTTCTCCGAGTTGATTTCACGTAGAGGACGCGACACGTTCAGTTGAGCACTGTCACCACGTGCAGAGTTCCAAGTGATATCCATGCCAAGTACAAAAACGGATTTAGCCATTTGTTAAGTCTCCAATATGTGAGTCACCAACTTGCCGTAGGTATCGGGGAAGGTGAATTTCGTTCCATCACGGACAAGGGAACCGACCACGGTTTCAATGTCGCCCTCATGGAACTCGATAAGTGAATTAAGGATTTTCCCGTACTGGCGACGCATCCAGTGCGCAGAGGCCAACAGGTCTAACGCCGCGCGTTTAGTCGGGACGGGTTTGGTATTGAATTTCTTTGCAGTAGAAATCGAGGCTGCGAAATCATTCAGCGCGGCATACGCGCCAGCAGGATTCAGCAACACATCAACATTCCATTTTTTAAGCTCGACCTCAGACCGATACCAGACAAGGCCAGTGTTCGCGAGTTTCTGCTCAAGAGCCTTGTTGTAGATACGCCAGTAAATGCGCGAGGTACGCGAACCAATCGAGTATTGCTCTTTGGTGTAAATCGGTTTCCCATCTTTGCCGATACTGGCAATGGTCATGTCTTCATGAAGCACAGGACCACGACCACGTTCAGCGGTGCGGAAACAGTCGTCTCGCCACGCCTTGTAAGCGTATTCGCAATCAAAAATCCCGTCGTAATCGTCATAGGCCAAGTCAACACGCGCCAAAGTTTGCACACCAAGCACATTGGTCAGCCAGTCATGCAGCGACCACGTAGGACGACGGGCAAATACATGCTTGCATCCTGTTCCGTTGATTTGGAAATGCACCGTGTCATTGTTACCGCCGATACCAACGAAGCCGCAGAAGTCCTCACCATCTGGCGAAGTCAGTTTCATGGATTCGGTGTAGAACTGGAAACCCAAACCGCGAGGCGCAGACAGCGACAAACCAAGCACTTGGTTGGTGAAGATGCGCAAGCAGTCTTCCAAGTAATTGCGATAACAGATATCAAACGCTTTGTTGTACGCATCAATCTCGTCGGAAGTCTGAGCGACCGTCGGATTAAACACAGGTGGAGCAGGGAACTTAGGCGCACGACAGTGACGCTGTAACAGTCCAGATTTGGCAAAGCCTTTGTATTCCTCATGCTTGTGCAATCGACGAACCGCATCATGACAATGACGTAAGTCTTTCACGGCAAACGTAAAACACAGGTAGTCGATATGAACGCTTTGCTCATCGAAACTTTTAAGGATGTTAGTTGCGGTAGTCATCGAACACCCCCATATTGATACGTTGTTCAACGGTCGTGTTGGTGATGGACACCAGCTCATAAGAAACGAACTGAGACGAAGCCCAAGACTCAAGATGAGACATGGATTTAAGCAAATCCCATTCGTCGCAACCTTTGACCAACACAGAAACCGTGTAGTCAGGCAGCAAGTCGTAATAGATGATTTGAGCTTCGTTCATGGATTAAGCCTCTGAACTAGGCTTAGTGACATTGTCACAGCTTTGATTGTTTTGGTTTTCAATCTGTGAGTTAACGGCGTAAATCAATCGACGAGTCATTTCACAATCAGCCAGTGCACGGTGCGCCGTTAAGTCAGACACATCAACATTCTGTTGAGCGCAAGCGTTGGAAAGTGATTGCCACTTGTAATCTTCATGGTGTTCATTCCAAACACCAAAGAACTCTGCATACCAAAGCATTGCGCACTGAGGAACACAGAACTTGAAAAACAAATCGCGAACGGATTGGACGTAAGCAGCGTTACAGTGCTTATCCAAAGATTGGATAATTAAGCGCGTATCAAAATCTGAGTTGTAGATGATGATTGGACGACCGTTAAGAAGCGGAAGAAAATGGTTTGAGAAGACTAAGTGAAAGTCGGGCGCATCCTTAACGTCTTCATCGGTGATGCCATGAATAGCCGTTGCGTCAGCAGGAATCGAACATGTAGGTTTAACAAGTTCGTTCACGATAACTTTGCCAGTGTGAGCGCAGATAGCAGTGAACTCGACAATTTCTGCTTGAGAACCTAAACCAGTAGTTTCCGTATCAAGAATGATCGCGTTCTGAGTAGAGAGTTTTTTCATAGCAACACCAAGCAAATTTAACTGAGTAACCAAATTTGGTTATTAGCGTAATCACCAAATTTGGTTAGCGCAAGACACCAAAAATGGTGATTGATAAGCTAAACTGACGGAAACGGAGGAAGCGGTATGTATCAGAACAAACTATTAGATGCCTACAAAAAGGCTCAAAGTTACGTACAAGACAAACAAATTGCAGCGGATATGAATGTGCCGCCGCAGAGAATCAGTGATTTCCGCAAAGGAAAGCGTTATATGACTGATACACAAGCAATTTTTCTTGCAGAGCAATCAGGTTTAGACCCTGAGATTGCATTGCTGGGTTGTCACGCTGATCGCAATGATAATCCGCAGATAAAAGCAGTATGGGAAGGAATTGCAAAAAAGTTTAATGGGCTTGGATTGTCAGGAATCTCAATGGCTTGCACTGGATTAGCCTTAGTGATTGCAAGTCCACAGGAATCACTATATCAGTGCGCATTATATGTGTTATGTTAA